TTGTCACTATTGGCGCGGACATTGGCGGGAATGGGTCGGCTACAACTTTCGCGGCAACAGCTTTCTATATGCAGGGAAACCGCTTGAGCTTTTGCATCATCGACGAGGTTTACGACACCGAAAATAGAAACGTTGAAACATTACTTGCGAACTGGGAGCAATTCGTCAAAAAGCAGAAGGCGCGGTTTGTTTGCGCAGATTGCTGGGTAGACTCGGCGGAACAGCTGATAAAGAAGAGTATGGAGCGGCGAGGGATTGTCAACGTGCGAAATTCTTTGAAGAACCCGATAGTTGACCGCATCCGCTTCCTTGACTTAATGTTTTCGCTCGGTCGCGCTTCGATATATAAAGATTGCAAAGAAACGATTCGTGCTGTACAATCTGCGGTATGGACAATGAGCGGTGGAAAGGAAACGCGCCTTGACAACGGGACAAGCAACATCGACAGCCTCGACGCTGCCGAGTATTCAATCGAAAAATATATGAGGGATATGGTATGAACCTACTCGGGGGTATTAAAATGATATGGAACAAGATCACTGGTAAAGACGTATCGCCGGACGTAATGGCGGCGGAATCTCGCATAGCGGAATGGCGCGCAATTTATCGCGGCTCCCCGGCGTGGCTCGACTACTGGTATCCAACACTCAGAGGAAAGCTGCAGAAGCGTGTACGCAAGACAATGCGACCTGCAAAGCTGGTATGCTCTGAACTCGCTGGGCTTGTGTGGGCGGAGACGCCGAAGCTCACCGCGCCGCAGGGCGTCCTTGACGTTCTCGCAGCGGCAAGGTTCACCGAAAGAGCACAGGCAGAAACTGAGTTGATGCTCGCACTCGGGGCGACTATTTTCAAGCTCTATGTATCCGGAGGAAAGATCGGACTAGACTTCGTGCAGCCTGACAGGTTTATTCCAGTTTCGTGTGAAGCAGGAATTATCACCGAAGCCGACATTATAGACCGGCGCGTAATCGATAAGAAGCAATACATCAGGATCGAGAGACACCGGAAGGACGGCGACGGCTATAAGATCACCAGCGAGGTCTACGAACAGCGCGGTGGCGATATGTACCCGGCTTCACTTTCGCTCTTCGGACTAACAGAAGCCGAGGCGACAAGCCCGGTCAAAATGTTCTTTTACTGCGGGAATCCAGAGGCGAACAACATCGACACCGATTCTCCGCTTTCAATCTCAATTTTCGAGAACGCACGCGACACGCTGGAAAGTTTGGACATCGCCTTCGACGCGCTCAACTCGGAGATCGTTCTTGGTAAGAAGAGGATTATCGTACCGGCGCGGGCATTGCGCCATGTGGTAAACACTGAAACCGGTAGAGCTGAAAAATACTTCGATCCATCCGACGAGGTATTCCAGGCGTTCGACACCGAGGACAAGGAAAACCTAAAGATCACAGACAACACGGTCGAGCTACGTATTGAAGAGATCAGCCGCGCAATTCAAACCCTGCTTGATATTCTCGCGGTGCAAATTGGTCTTAGTGTTGGGGCGTTCTCATTCGACGGCGTTTCAATGAAGACAGCGACCGAGGTAATCAGCGAGAATAGCAAGACATTCAAAACAAAGAAGAATATCGAGAACGCCATCGGCTCTGCTATCGTCGCAATGATGGAATCCATCGCAGGGCTTATCGTGTACACAGGTGGCGCGGTTGGATCGGACGCCATCGGCATTGAGTGGGATGACTCGGTTATCGAAGATCGCAACAGCAAGACCGCTTATGTACAATCTCGCTTAACGGGCGGGACATTAGCGCGATACCGTGCTATAATGATCCTTGACGGCGTTGACGAAGCGGAGGCGCGGAAACGTGCGGAAGAGATCGCAGAAGAGAACGCGACAGTTGACGTATCGACAATGTTTGGAGGGCTAGGGTAAATGACCGCCGCAGAGCTTGTCTACCAACTCGAAACCGATATCCTCACCAACATGATCAGGCTCTTGAAGCGAGGTGCTATTGGATCGGCACAGTGGCAGGCTGAAAAACTCGGACAGCTTGGAACGCTCCGGGCAATGAATGAGGCGGCGATAAATAAGAACCTGTCAAAGGCTATCATTGAAGCGCAGAAAGAGATAGAAAAACGCGGCAAAATGGGCGCGGCGGTAATAGACGCTTACGCCGTAACCAAGAAACTGAAACTACCCCCCGGAGCAGACGCGAAGCTAGACCAGCTCTTGGGCATGTTCGGTAATCAAACAGCGAACGAGTTTAACCGCATGGGAGCGACTATGCTTAGATCGGCTGACAAGGTGTTTGTTTCTGCTACCGAGTCTATCCAGACTCAGGTTATCGCCGGAGCAAAGACCGGACGGCAGGCAATCGCTGAAACAGTCTCGGGATGGAGCAAGGCAGGGCTTAAAGCCTTTACCGACCGCGCCGGAAGGCAGTGGACGCCTGAGGCTTACGCGCAAGTTATCACAAGGACAACCACGGCAAACGTGAGGCGAGAAGCTCAGTACGAGCGAATGGATGAGTACGGACTCGACCTCATACAGATATCGAGCCATGCCGACGCTCGCCCAGGATGCGCGCCATATCAGGGTAATGTATACTCGCTAAATGGGAAAACGAAAGGCTATCCGCTTTTAAGCGAAACAAGCTATGGAGAAATAGACGGCTTGTTCGGAGTGAATTGCCGGCACACATCAACCGTATACACTCCAGGACAAGAAAAAACCTTCAAGCCGTATCCATTAGGTGAGACCGAAGATAAATACAAGGTGAGCCAGCAACAGCGTAAGCTAGAGCGGTCTATCCGTGAAGCGAGGCGAGGTCTACAACTTGCGCAGGAATCAGGCGGAGACGCTGCAACTATCCAGCACTGGAAAGATCGCGTCTCGGGAAGAGAGTCGGCTATGCGCGACTTTATAAGCGAATCGGGAAGAACGCGGCGAAGAGATCGCGAACAGATATACAAGTAATCAGGAGGAATAAATGAAACGATGGAATGTTTTTTTTGCGCCCGATGACGGGCTAACCGGAGCGGCTCCAGCGGGGAACACAGCTCCGGCTGCAGACCAGGCGCCGGCTACACCGGAAACTCCGGAGGTAGCGAAGTACACCGACAAGCAATTGAACGACCTTATCGCAAAGAACGCCGCAAAGGCCGCTGAGAAAGCCCGCGCGGAATTGCTCGGGTCAATCGGCGTGAAGGACGCAAGCGAGATCGAGGAGCTCAAGAAAGCACGAGAAGCGCAGATGACCGAGGCTGAGAAGCTAAGGGCAGAATTGGACGCTCTAAAGAGTGCCGACGCAGAAAGCAAGAAAGCCGCCGACTCCGTAAGGGCTGAGAATGCCGCGCTTAAGAAAGGCGTACCTGCTGACAAAGTAGACCGCGTGGTCAAGCTCTCCGCTGGATACGAAGGCGATACTGTAGACGAGCGAGTAGCGGCGGTGTTGGCAGAGTTCCCGGAGTTCGTCAAGGTGCCGGTAAAAGATATCGGGGCTCCAGCGCATGGACAGACACAGAATGAAGCAGACGCGTTGCTTGAAAAAGCCCGCGCACAACTTGGCTTAAAAAAAGCTTGACAATCGCGACGCGTTGTGCTATACTATTTGTAATGGCTCGGCATCCTCCGAGGTAAAGGCGGCAAGCGCCTCTAATACTTGGTAGACATAAAGCATCCGTTGGATGCGTCACCGACTTTTGGAGCCACAAGCCGCTTTTGCGTTTTAAAGGCTCCGAACGATAAGGAGCCTATACATGGCAAATACAGTAACTAAAGCAGCGGTTTATAATGCAATTCTCGACGAGGTTGTATCCGCTGGACTCACTTCAGCACCTCTCACAGCTAACCAATCCCGCCTTATTTATAACGGCGGAAACTCCGTAAAGATCGCTAAGTTATCAACCGATGGCTACAGCGACTATTCCCGCGCAAACGGTTATACCGAAGGTGCTGCTACCCTCTCATGGGAAGATCACATAATCCGCATGGATCGCGGCAAATCATTCAACATCGATGTTATGGACGCCGACGAAACGATGCAGACTCTTTCTGCAACCAACCTAATCGGCGAGTTTGCAAAGGACAAGGAAGTTCCCGAGGTTGACTCATATCGCTACAGCTCCATTTTTGGCGCTATCGTTGGCGATGCGACTGTTCGATATGGGTACTACACTCCAGCAGCAGCCACCTTGCTCACCACCTTCCAGGAAAACGTAGCAGACATTCAGGACGCTATCGGAGAGCAGGAGCCTTTGATTGCCTTCATGTCGATGGCGGCATGGAAGTATCTCACCACCTCGACTGAGCTTTCTAAACAGCTTATGGTTCGCGATGGCGGAAACGGCATCAACACCAAAACTTATGAGATCGACGGAGTACGCATCGTTCCCGTTCCCTCTGCCCGCATGAAAACTGAATACACTTTCGGAAACAATGGATTCGCGGCTAAGGATTTTGCACAGGATATGAACTGGATCATCATGAGCCAGAACGCAGCAGTTGCTTTCGTTAAGCATCAAAAAGT